GACGGTGATTTTCTTGGTTTCGCTGGCGCTGTTATCGACGATTGCGAGCAGGTCGCCTGCTGCTAGGTCGCCACCGGCAAGTGCGGCAAGTTCGCTGATGCGTAGGTCGGCCATGCCCCAGTGCTCGCGTGGCGGTTACAGTTACACCGAGTCTAAGTCTTACTGCGGTTCTTCCAACATCAGGTAAGACATGGAGTCCTGTTCCAGCTCCAGCTTGCCGGTGTCTTCCTGTAGCAGGAAACGCTTCGATTGTGTTTCAGCGCGGAGTTTGATCGGACCAGTAGCCACAAAATCAATGGCTGCTGTAATAACGCTATCTGGTGTGAAATTGACTGCGGCGTTGGTAACCAATGCGTCGAACTCCCACCACAGAGAGTCATTAATTTGTGTGGCGCCAAACGAGCCCGCCTGTGCTGTTGTGTCTGCCGCTTTGATGTAAAACTTACCGTGAAAAATTGAGCCAACTTCCGTACGCAACACCAGTTGCATCAGGTAGTTGACTGATTCTTCGCCTGTATTTGTAACGTAGTCCCAGTGAGCGGTTAGTCTGCCGCTGCCTGTAATCAAGCTGCTGTATTGCTGGCGGTATTCATCACCCAACACGGATACATCGACGACTTCTCTGTTTGTGTTGAGTTCGTACTCAGTGACGTCTCCAAGGATGCGCGTGTCACGATCCCGTACCACGACACGAACTGGGATATCACGTGCGATTGCGGCAAGAGGAACTAAGCCTGCCGTGCTGCCTTCCAAGCTGTCGGCAAATGTGCTGTAAAGCCTGATTCCGCCGAGTTCGTCAATAAAGGCGTACCAGTTGCCGCTTGGGTAAACGGTGTTGTCTGGCCAGCCGGATGCAGCAACAAAATCTAAATTTGTGCCGTCTGTAGTGCTGATCTCCAGCAGATCGCCGGTCAACAGTGTGCCTTCTTCAAAGTCAAAGCTGAAGCGGTCACGATTGATGTTTACATCGCTCGGGTTGACGACAGATTCCTTGGCGCCTTCCGCTGATTTGCGCGTCAGCTCAATCGTTCCAATTTGTCCAAGGTAAATGCCCATTAGATCGTTACCGCCGTCAACGCACCAGTGCCTTGGAAGCTGATATCTGCGCGGCTAACTTCGCCCACGTTTGCGCCAAAGCTGACGCTAGTGATGTACACGTTGAGTTGTACATCGTGGTTGGTGTTGCCCTCAACAAGGCGGAGTGTTAGCGCAACCGTGTCGGATTCAGTTACACCAGCAACTCTGAGCACTTTCTTGAGCGCTGTCGCGGCATCGTTTCTGCCGTTGCCGTCGTTGTAATACAGCAGACTGGCGCTGCCGTTGAATTCCTGCACGCCAGGGGTGTAACTGCGCTGGGACTCGCCGAGCGTGGTGGTCTCTAGCATTTCAAGGCTGCCGGTCAAAGTCCAGCTGCTGACCTTGATTTGCTCGGTGCCGTCAAGTAGCAGGCGACCGTCTTTGCCGGTGTAAACCTTAGCCATCAGAGGACACCCACCAGCTTCACTGTAACGCTACTGATTCCAGGGCGCACCGAAGTGATTTGCGGTGGTCCGTCGTAACGCCATTGATTACCAGTTGCTGCGTCAATAGCAGCTGTGTTGCCGCTCCAGCCTGAACGAAATTCGGAGGGCAGCGTGAACGTGGTGAAGCCGCCTTTTGTTTCGTCGTAATGGGCGATGAAGTCGTCGGCGTCTGCGTCAGCGATATTGTCGTAGCCCAGCTCCAGCGTCATGCCGGTGCGCTTATCACCGTACAGAATCCGAATCTCTGCGCCGTTTTGCGCTTTGTACGTTTTGTACTGATAATCGCCAGCGGAAAAGCTACGGCTAGCTGGTGCGAGGGCTGGGTAAGCCATTACTCAAGTCCGTCAGAGAGCACGTCGAATTGCCCTGAAAGCGGCGTCACGTCTTGAGCAATGATACTCCGGCCTTGACTGTCAACCGGGAACTCAGTGGCTTTGATACCAACAATCCCGTCTTGGTCAATATCAAGCGCTTCAATCTGATAAACGTTTTCGTAATTTGAACTGGTTGCACTTTTAACTGAGAAGATTGTTCCAAGCAACGATGTGGCTTTACCGTCTACGCCGATAACAAGATCGCCTTCAGCGATGGTTGAGCTCACCTGATCCCAGTAGAAGACTGGGTATGAGCCAGCACTCAGTGGTTCGGTGCTAACAACCGTGCCATCGGTTTTGACGATGCCGTTGCTGACCGGGTTGTACGGGCTGCTGGCAGTAGCAACTTTGATCCAGTCGCCCGGCTGCAGCGCGTTGCCGTCAGGCATTGTTTTAAAGCTGACGGAGTGGGTTACATGCTTGCGCAGCGAGAGGAAATACTTTGCGATCTTGATTGCGTGACTTGTTGAAGTCACATGGGACATATCAAATTCTTCAAACGGTTTATTGTTGTCGCCCTTGTAGCAGACGGTTACTGTGCGCTCTTCGGGAAACTGGTTTTCACGTTCCTTGCGGTACAGCACCGTAGCTTGGAACATTTTGCGTTCTTCTAGCGGCAGATATTCCAGGGCAAAGCTGTCTTCAATGATGTTGCCGTCAGTAAAGATTGCCCTGATGGGAACTTTGATGGTGCCATCAATAACGTTGTTGCTGTTAATAGGTAGCGCCGGTTCGATTGAGAACACGCCATTTTTGGTTGCCAAATTGCACAGCATGGATGGAGCCTTGCTGACTAGATAAGAGCGAACGTTGGTGCCTTCCGCGATTACGTCGTCGAAGAACAGACCGTTGGCGCGCAGGTACGCTCCAGTGGCTGCCAGTTGCGTGCGATCAATCAGCTCCTGCGAGATGATGCCGCCGACGCCAATGTCGCTATTCGTCAGCAGGTAGTACGCAAGATCTGTGAACAAGTTGCTGGGTCCGGTGCCGCCATCTGTAAGGCGCTCCACGTTGACGCCGGTCTTCATGTACAAATAAAGCTGCTCAACGCTATTGATGTTGAAGCCGGACTTTAGTTTCAGCCCTGCCATGGCAAGGTTTTCGTACTGAGGGATGATGTTTTCTTCCAGTGATTCGTTGACGTACACGATTTCGTGTTCGGGTCCTTCATCGCACGAGCGGGTAATCAGGTCTCCGTAGTGGGATATTTCTGCGATTCCAGGGAATTCTTCAAACTTGCGACCGATTGTCGTTGGCACCAAGATTTGAGTTTGATTCAGGCTATCTACGCGGAAGATGGCTTCCCACTCGACACCGGCTGCGTCGTAGAAGCGGCGCTTACGGAATACGTCGTTAGCGGTCCAGTTGCCAAAGCCAGAAACAACAGCGACGCTTTCAACACGCCACCATAGGTTGCGCCCATCTGTTGCTGTTGCGCGGGCTTGCCGGTAAGAACGCAGCGTGACTCTGAGCGTTATCTCTCGATCACCACTAATGCCTTGTCCGGCGTCGGTATAAACAATGTCAAAGGTATATACGGCCCCTTCGCCTAAGCCGTCGTAGAAGGGATCCAGTCCTGATTTAACAGACCAGACGTTGCTCTCTTTGAAGTTGTCGGCATACGTGTTGGTGCCGTACTGCACAAGTCCTTGGTAACTAACGCTGCCGGGGGCTGCGCCAGTGGACAAGGAAACAACGTCCGTTTCGCCATATTCACTGGGCCTGTCGATCATTTCACTCAGCTGCCAAGTGCTGCTGCTGATAATTGCTCGATATTTGGAACCGATTGTAAAAGTGCCGTAGTCAGTGCTTACGGTTGTTTCGCCGTAAGACGAAGAGCTGTCTAGCTGCCAAACTTCTTCGTTTGGATCGGCGGTATATACCAGTTCGCCGGAAGTGGCGGGGCGAATCCTGAATTCGTAGCGTTCGCGTTTGGCGTGGAAGATGCGAATGAAGTTGTACTGATCAACGGGTGAACTGCCTTTAACGCAAAACTTTTTGAGGAAGATCCAATCCGCAGAGCCATCGGGGTTTTGATGTGCCGGACGAACGTACAGCAGGAAGAAAGACGTTCTTGCGCCGTATGTATTGCGGTACGACGTTGTGATTTGAGTTTTGTTGTCGTTGTACTCAATCAGTTCTTCTGGTGTCGGAATCGCGTTGAAGTTGCAGATATTGTTGAAGCGCAGCCAAACATTCGACTTCAAGCCGATTTCGGTTACGTCACAGGCTTTGTTGTTGACGATTTCGGCTAGTTCGACTTGGCATATCGGGAAAAACGCTTCCGAAATATCTGGACCAACTAAGAAGGTTTCTTTTTCGACTTTGTTGATGCCGACGACGCCAATCTTGTTCTGGTTCTGGCTCCAGGTTTCGATGCACTCCAGGTAAACATCAATGTGTTCTGTGATGCCTGGCTCAAAAATGTCTCCACTGCGTGATGTGACGCTGAACATGCAGCGACCAATCATGAAGTATGTGCCAACTTTGAACTGCGAGTCAAAGCGGACGTTTTCGTTGTCCGTAGTGCTGCGTACATCCTCAGTGTTGATGTCTTGGTCGCCGGTTATGTCGTCGCGGGACCACTTTGGTGTGGTCTGCTGTCTGCCGTAACCAACAACAATCTTGATGGTGTCGCCTTCTTCTACCGTGCGAATAGCAACGCCTTGGAAAGCGGGATCGGCAACGGGTACTTGGAAGCCTTCGTGCTCAACGACACCGACATGGCGACCGTAATTACGCCCCACGCCCGGCATACCGCTGTTGTACGGATCCACTAGGTCTTCACCACCCAGCACAGAATCCATGTCGGCCTGCGCAACAATTCGGTACTGCCTTGCTGCTTCTTTTTGCGCGTCTGCAAAGTCTTTACCGTCAAGGTTGGGGACACTGATAACTTCCCAATTCAGGCGGTAAGGCGTTCCATTCGGGATGGCTGAATAAACGCCAAAAACTGTCTGTGATGATGGTGTGTAGCTGTGGCAAAAACCGGGGCGACCGCCGCCTAGGCGGGTTGGGCAGAAGAACGCTTCTTCGTCGTATCCAACTGGTGCGGGCTGTGCCAAAGCGCCGTAGCGCAGATTTCGACCGGTAAGGCGGCTGCTGCTGTTATCGTCAAAACCTCCTGTGTAATAGAACTGATAGCTCTCATCTTGCATCGCATCCAGCGTGTTGTTGCCGAGAAAAATTCCGGTAACATCGCTGCGTTCCATGGGCGCTTGACCGGCAACCATCTGCAGCTCAATAACTTGGTGATTGCCAAAGCTTTTGATGCGGCTCCACACGAGCAGCGGCGAGATCAGGATGCCGCCGGAGTAGTACGCCTCGCCCAAATCGTCCGTAAGTAATTCTTGTTTTGTAAAAACAATGGGTACGCGAACGCCGTATTTTGCTAGCTGTTGCTGGCTGCTAAAACCGTATGTAGGGGCATAGCTCTGAGCACCAGTAGCGTCTTCAAGTCGGGTTAGTTTTGCTTCGTCTGGGTCATTGGCTGAATATCCGGCAGGTTTTGGGGTTAAAAAATAAGCAACTGCTGTAGTAATAGCACCTACAATAAGACTAACTACAATAGACGTTATTACCGGTTCGTTTCTTACGTCAGGAATATGTTCGTATCCTGCGGGGCGAACGATGGCTTTGCGGTGTAGTTCGCGTACAAATTGGCGGTAATCGTCTTCGCTACATTCCAGGGCAGCGATCAACTGCTTTTCCCACGGAAGTAATGGCAGCGGGTCGAATTGCTTTCGATAGGGGACCATGCGACCGCCTTCGATAGCTCGCTGATACGCAGAATCCCCGATTGCCATACGACGCCAAAAGCCCAGCTATTTTGTGGCGCCAGAGCCACGTCACCATCGTACAGAGGATCTTGTACTCTCACACCCCACGTCAGTAGCGCCCGCAAAACCATCGTCTGCGATCCGCTGTACCACTCATCCAGTAAAGGCGGACAGGACAAACCCAACCGCGTTCTAACCTCATACACAAGATTGATGCAGTCTGTTTTGCCGCTGCTTGGATGCGCCCCAAGCTCATACGGCATACCCAGCAGATCCAGCATCAAAAACGCACGACTGCGGTAGTTGGGAGACTGCCGACAAGCTGCTGGGTCAAAATCTTTTTAGGCACGTCCACGCCAACAGCATCCAGCACAGATGCCAGTTCGAGCTTGACGGCTTGGTTGTCCCAGCTGGCAGAAACAATCTGGGAGATATACGTAGACAGCAACTGGTAGTCCATCTTGTCGTCGGGATTCACGAGCAAAGTGCGGACCCTGCAGACCCAATAATCACGCACGGCGGTTTCGATCCAGCCGCGAGTTAGGGAATTGTTTGGGAAGACTAGGGTTGCTGGCTCGTTGTCTGCTGCGTTGGTGACGGTGACGCCAGTAAAACCGAAGGCCAAAAAGCCGAACGTATTCACCTCGCCTGTATCGACGTTTGCGAAGTAGGCGTCCTCACCGATGTAGAAATTTTGGAAGCGGAAAATTGTGCTGCTATCTGGCGAGCGGACGTTTAGGTAATGCGCCAGCGAGTATGTGGTGCTCATTTGAGACCGAGACGGTTACGAGTGGAAGCTGATTGCTGGAGCTTACGCATCGCCAGTTGTTCACCCTGTATAGCGCCTTGGGCTGCTGCCTGCTGCATTCCGGCTTGGAATTGATCAGCGGTAACGTAATCGACGCTGTTGATGCGCTCCACGGTGTAGCGAACATCAATGGGTGCTGCGACAGCAGTGCCGCCGCCTTGTGCGGTGCCTGTTTCGCCGCTGCTTGGGATGACGCTGCTGCCACGGGCGCCGGAGGCGTAACGACTCATTGCGCCACGCATTTTGCTAGCTGGGATGACGTATTCAGGTTCGCCACCTTCACCAATCAAGCCCATGGTCGGGCTAGTTACTACGCCGCCATCTGCAAATGCCTCGAAACCACCAGGCCAGTAAGCGCCTTCAGCTGCAACAGCAGTAGAAAAAGCAGGAGAACTAGCGCTGCTAGCGCCAGAAGATCCGGTTATAAACCCAAGAACAGTTTGGAGAATATAAATCTCAATTAGCTTTGCAATCATCTCGGCAGCCATATCCATAAAGTGATCGCCAACGCCTTGGAAGAAAGACGCAAGAGCTTCTTGGCCCGTCATCGCTCCACTGACAAGGCCACTAAAGGCTTCAGCAAAGGAGCTACTGATTGCATCTGCAGCAGCAACAACTTGATTCTCTAAGTCAATCAATTCGTTCAATTCTCCTTTTGCTTTTGTTATTGCGTTGTCAAGAGTGTCTCCTGCTTTTGGCGATAATGCCTTGTCGATCTCGGTTTGACCTTGCCCGCTAATTTTTTCAAGTTCTTTTCTTAGTCTTTGGACTTCATCTGCGCTAGCACCACGTGCTTCGGCCTCGATAATCGCAGCTTCAGCTGATTTGAGTGCTTCCTGTACAAGGTCTCTTGTTTGTAAATAGTTTTCAGCGTTTGCGGGTAGCACGCCGTTTTTAATTAGGTCTGCATATTCGGCTTCACGATCGCGTTTTTGCTGAATAGCGTCTATCTCTTTTTGGCTATTATTTAGGGCTTTTTCAGCATCACCTACAGCTTCTTTGCTTGCACGGCTGCGTTCAGCCATGATGTCTCTAATCTTACCGTTAGCATCTACTGTTGCTATCTGAATCTGTAAATTTTTCTCGCCTGTAGGAATATCTTGTAAATTAATTTTTGCGATTGCTGCGGAACGTTCTTCGAGAACTTTATCCATCTCGAGTGCGTACTCTGTCGTCTTATTACCTTTGTCTTTTGCCTCAGCAATACGTGTGTCTATAGCAAGTATTTTTTGAGCTAGATCTAGTTCAATCTGAAGTTCTGGCACACGACTTTTACGTTCTTGTGCCTTTTTGGTGCGCCCAGCACCACCGGTGGGCATAGCTTGGCTAGGAGCTGTGATACGCCCAATCATTCCCGCAGAACCGGGTTTGGGAATACCTTCAGGCCAAGGCATATCGTTCCAGTCGCTACTTTTACGCCCAGATACACCTTGTATTAACTGTCGCGCTAAACCGACTACTGTGCGCAAACCTGGAACCATATTTATTACATTCATAACAGCATCTCCGATAGCGCTAGCCACACCTCTAAATCCAGTTATTAAATCGGCAGCAGCACGAGCACCTGTTGCAACAACGTCAATAAACAACGCAGCTATACGTGCCAGCACTCTGCCGATAGGGAATAAAACTTCTTGTAAAAGCGTGTTAAACACGTTTAACAGAGACGTAGCCGCCTCTACTCCGTTGCTACTAATACCAGCGAAAATGCTCTGTACTTCTCTCCAAAAATCTTGGAACAGGTTTCCTGTAGTAGCAAGAGCTTTTTCAAACGGTGTCTGTGTTTTTTCTGCTGCTGTTGTGGCTTCATTGCCGAGTTCTACTAGAGTATCTAATAGACTTTGTACTGATATTTCTCCGTTTTTAGCCATATCCAGAATTTTATCGCGACTTACGTCATACTTTTCTGCCAGAGCATCTTGCACAGTTATGCCTTGGCTAGTTAGTTGATTAAGTACAGCTTGACTTACCTTGCCTGACTCCAAAGCGGAAGTAACAGCATTACCTACTTTTTCAAAACTGCCTCCGTATTTTTCGGTAAGAGCCGTAACTAGTTGGACGGCTGTTGCCTGTTCTTCTAGCTCTAGTCCTACGCCTCGGATATTTTGAATTACTGCGGTAAATTTTTCTACGTCGGTGTTTGCTGTCTTAAACGCAGCAGATAGTGTCCTAGTCTGTTCAGCAGAAAAACCAAGATCTTCCCCAAGTTGTTTTACTGCCTGACCGCGGCTAGCAATATCACCAAGTAACGTACCAAGCAGTGAACCAGCAAAACTACCTCCTGGACCAGTAAGGCCGCCTACAAGACCCCCGATGGCACCACCTGCTGCGGCACCACCGCCTTGACCAAAAAGTAGAGGAAAAGCGCCACCAATAATAGACCCGCTAACCGCACCACCGAGTCGATTGCCTACACCTCTAGATGTAGATGCTGCGGCTGTGCCGCGTCCAAATTGTGATAGAGGTATAGGACCTTCAACTGGAAATGGCCCTCCAGTTACTGCATTTACTCCACGCAATCTATTTGATCTTTGCCCTAAAATCCCAAGCTCCACTTGACGCGCTTCTTCAGCGCTTTGTTTCTCTAAAAATCGTACGCCACGAGCACGTTCACCATTAAGCGCTTGTTCGATGCGTAGATTGCTTTCGTTAAGTTTTAAGCTGTTGTCAAGTACTTGCAGACCACGTTCGGTAAACGCAGGTAAGGCCAAGGGATTTGTAGCCTGTGTAGCCGCATATTTAGCCGCGTTTACAGATTTAGCTGTTAAAGCAGCTATCTGTCCTCTTGCCTGTAGTTCAGCGTTTGCTGTAGCAGCGGATTTTTCTTCTAAGCGAAGTAAAGCTTGTTCTAACGCAAGTTCGTCTCTGCGAGCTGCAAGCGTACGTTTAATACGCTCCTCTACCGGAGACTTTTGGCCAACAAGAGAATTAACCGCAGATGCTTGTCCAGGTCCTATTTGACCTGCATACTGACTGGCGTTTTCTCTGATACCTGCGGCAGCTAAGCGGTTTTTACGTTCTTCTTCATTAATAGTTTTAAGTAGTGCTGCACGTTCACGTAATTCTGTGTTGAGTTCGTTTGTGGCGGATACGTATTTTTTCGCAGCTATGAGAGCTTCTTCTGTCCCAAGAGCTACTTTATTAAACTCAGCAGCGGCACCTGCAACTGTATCCCGTAGGGTATTTATACTACGAACAATTCCTGCTCCACTAAAATTTTCAATGTAATCGTTAAGGCTTTTAACAAGCTTAGAAGTATTACTTACTTCGTTCTGTAAGCGCTTGAGTTCTTGGGCGCCGCGTACCGCAATTTCAATATCGGCTCTGTAGGCCACGGCACCACGTCACACTCTGGTACTTCAGTTTACGCGACAAAAAAGCCGCCGGGTTAGCGGCGGCGTTTGGCCTTTTCAATTTCCTTCCGTTGATCCTCGTTCAGGATTTGGAAGTAAGCGCTCCAGCCAAGGAGTTCTTCGGCGGTCATTGTGTTACGGACTTGGCTAAGGCTTAGGCCAAGCTCTTTGGCGACGCCGAACTGGAGCATGAGCCAGTTGTCCTGGCGAAGCTCCTTGGCTAGTTCTTGGGGTCGATTGGTGCGGCGTCGTCAGTCAGGATCGCCAGCATCAAGGATTGCAGGTCTTTGTCCTTGACTTCGTTCTTCAGCACGTCGATCTCCCCAGCGCTGAACAGCTTGCTGCCATTTTCGTCGAGGGCTTTGGCAATCAGCAACTGAAGTGCAAAAGCGTTGGCGTCGTCCGATTTGGCTTGTTTCTGGGCGCGTTCGCGCTCGGCCATCGTCAGCGGTGCCACCCACATTTCAAAAGTGCTGCCGTCCGACAGCTCCACTTGCTTTTTGACCGGCTCCAGATTGGCTGCTTTGCGCAGACGATCAATAGCGCGGACTGGAATTGAAGCAGGCATGTAGTCCTGTTTGATCTCGCACTACTGTAGCGGACTAGATACAAAAAACCCCGGCGGTGAGGCCGGGGTTGCTGAACCAACTGCACCAGCAGACTATCAGGCGGAAGTGCTGAAGTCGAAGGTGGGGGTGCCGGCGGGGCGGAAGTTGACGGTCACAGACTGGGCATCGTCGGGGTTGATGTTCAGGCTGGCCGAGGTCAGCACCGCATCAAACGAGATGGAGCGGCTGAGGTTGTCGTTCAGGGTGCCGCCGCTGAATACGCGGTCGGTGTACAGCTTGAACGCGGCGCCGGTTTGCTGGCGCTGCAGGACGTCCTCGATCATGCGGTTGGACAGGGCGGCGTCCTCATTGGTCATGTAGACCGTTGCGGTGCCGGTGCCGTCGCCGAAGCCGGAGATGTAGCTGCGGAAGGGCACGTACTGGCCAGGGGTTTGACCGATGGTGGTGACGTCGATCTCAGCGCGGCTGATCTCAAAGCTCCAGTCACGGACTTGGCCTACGACGGCGAAATCGGCGTAGTAAACCTCGAACTCGTTGGGAGCAGCCACAGTGCCGTCATCAGTGATGGCAAGGATGGTGCCGCCGGCAGAGGTAGACACGGTGAGCGCGCCGGTAGCAGCGGTGTAGCTCAGCACGTAATACGTGGTGGCGTCGGAGATAGGTGCAGGCAAGGTGCCGGTTCCGGTGCCGCCGGTCTGGCTGTTCACCACGCGGAATTTCACGGGGTCGCCGACCTTGAAGTTCAGGTACGGAGCGACGGTGATAACGTCGGTGCCAGTGTTGACGTTGGCTTCGCCGAAGGTGCCGGTGGTGCCGGCGGGCTTGTAGTAAAGGGCGCCGGACGTGCCGGACAGAACAGTGGTGGCCATTGGCGTACCAAAGATGACGTTTGTGGGCGGGCACTGCCCGGCTTAATACAGGTTAGCGCCCATTACAAACACTTCCTACGACAACACAGTTGCTACATAGGAGGTTTCAATACGCCCCACGAAATGGGGCGATTCCTCGGTAGCTGAAAATGTAGGGCCGCTAATCTCGCCAACCTTGAAGTAAACGCCCGTTGTTCCTTTGATGCTGTTGTTGAGTGTCTCCAGTACGTTTACGGCCGTAGTTAACAAGGTTTGATTGCGGGCGGGACCGCGACCTTTTTCCGTGAAAATGCGGATAACAATCGCACCGCGTGCGTTATCGACGCTTGAAGTAAGGGTGGGTTCGTTGGTAATGCCGAAAGTAACATTGACGCGGACGTACTCAGTAGTTGTGTTAGGTGGAACGGCAGTAATGTTGTCAAAATATACGGGAACAGCTGGTGATAGCGAACCAAACGCGGTAAGCAACGGGTTTTCCACCGCAGCGCGGATTGCTTGGTAATTCATCGCGGTTGCCTGAGCGCAGCGTCCATTTCTATTTTGATGGCGCGGTTTAGTCCCGCAGAAGCATAGGTAGCCAACCAATCTAAAGGAGCAGTACGGCTGGCACTGCCATTCGGTCTACCGCCTTCCGTTTGCCCTCGATAGGTATTACGTAAACGAGTGGTCTCTTGTACATCCCATTTGCTCAAACCTAGTTGTGTTTGAGGAATAGGAGCATTTTTTGGCCGGTCAAAAATACTTTGCACTTCGTCCGTGGCTTCGGCAGCATAAGGGGAAAAGTTGGATACACGAAAAACTATTTTGTCCTTAAGCACTGTCGTTCTAAATAGTGTTGCTGTTGCTTGACGTCCACTAAACGGTGTAGCTGTAAATTCGACTGGTCTCGGTTCGCCGGGCTGTCCATCACCTTTAACGACTTGCCCTTGTGGACCTTCTATCTGCCAAGAATTTGAAAATTTTCCGGTCCAGCTGGGGCCTGCCTGCTGCACTTCACGAACAACTCTTTCGGCGGCCAGCGTAGGGCCTATAAGAGCAACAGAACCTGCTAAACGGTCTAATTCTTGGGCAAGTTCTGCTCCTCCTTGCCAAAAACCTTTTTTAGCCATTATTGGGGCCTCGCGATAAGGGTGTGCATGACAGGGTTGTCGCCTCGATAGCTGGTAATCGCGATGATTTTGGCTTCGCGGATGGCACCGTCTTGGGTGTACTGGATGCGGTCAGCTTCAGTCGGGTAATAAGTTCCGAGTTCGCTGGTGCCGATAATGACCTTGAGGTCAGTTGACTGGTAAAGACCTTCGGATTCGCGGGGGTTGATGCGGGTAATAACGGCTTTTACGGAAACAGTCGTGTCCGCGCCAGTTACTGCTCCAGTTGTGGGGTTGTAGGTGCGTGGGGTGCTGGTTTTTATGTACGTGATTGTTTGGCCCCAGTCGGCTAGGACGGAGGTTGGGATGGGGGCGAATACGTCGTCGATGAGGCCCATATCAACCTCGGAACAGGCGTACGGCGTAGTTTGCGGCGCCACCCATGCAGTAAGGGCCTAGATAGGACTGAAGCCAAGGGTAGACGTCGAAGACGTTGTTGATGACGCCGCTGGTTTGGCTGGTCTTGTTGTATTTGACCTTGAGTTCACCCAGTTCCACCTCGTCGTAGATGCCTGTGGTGCCGGTTGTGCCTGTGATGGCGTCGGTGTCGTTGGCGAGGGCGCGTGCCAGCTCGTAGGTGGCGACTTTGATGGGTTCTGGGATCAGGGTGCAGGCAAGGTCGATGCCATCAATCGTGTAGTCCTCGCGGGGCCACTTCAGGGCTTGAGTGTCGGTGCAGCGGTCGCCGTAAAAGCTCAGTGCGTCGATCCAGCGAGTAGCAGAGATCAGGGCGCGGTTTTTTTGGTCGTCCGTTTTATTGGTCCAGGTGCTGCTGTCAGGGACCGTCTCAAAATATGTGTTGGCGCCAGCCAGCGTCACGTATGAGTTGGCCGAAGCCCCGCTCAAGGTGGCGTCAATCGTGGCGGGCACGGCTTAATACATCCTTTGTTTGAGTCTAGCGCCAGTGCGGGATTTCCTTTGTTTGCTTGGAGGAGTGAGCACAGTTGCGTGGTAAACCTCACCTCCCTGCATTTCAATTTCGGCTTGCGTTTCTAGATGTTTGCCGTAGGGGACGTCAACGTAAGAACGGGTTTTATCATGTAGTACGAAAAGACGGACGGTTCCCATGTCTGCTCGCAAAGCTGCCAACACTGAAAACAGTGTAGAAACGCCGGTGGCGTCGGCTATTCCTGGTGCTGAAGTGCGCTCCCTTGAAGTAGTTGCTGAGGCGATTCGCGCCAAGGTTGCTGCTGGTGAGGATGCAGAAGCTATCCAGCAGGAACTGGCAGTGAGCCCTCATGTGTTTCGTGAGCTGTTGACCCACTCGTACAAAATGGTGGGACGGGCACCTGAAATTTTTGAGTATCAGGAGAAAATTCGGATTGGTGAGATTGAGGGGTGAGTAGATAAAAGAAAAGGCCCCCAACTCGGGGGCCTTTTTGTTGCGTACTGAAGATCAGTATGCAGTGGTATCGAAGGGGGTGTTGACGAGCAGGCGGCACAGGGGCACTTGCTTGGCAGCGCTGAACACCAGGCTCCAGGAGGCGGTGTCGGCCAGGTTGCCGGTGGTGGCAGCGTTGGTCGGGTTGTCGCCGGCCACGTTCCACTTGGTGCCGGTCACGTGGTAGCCGTAGTGGTAATCCACGGCCAGGATGTCCTGCATCGACAGGATGTTGCGGTCTGCAGCCAGACGCAGATCCTGCTGGATGCCCTCGGAAACGACGCCCGACTTGAACAGGTAGACGGGGTACTTCACCGCGTGGGTGGAGGTGCCGCCGGTCAGATAGGTCAGTTGGTCGTCGATTACGACGCGGAGACCAGCGAAGGTTGCCACTTCGGTTTGGGCCACGCCCACACCGCCGCCGCCCCAGACGATGGCGCCGGAAGCAGACAGAGCAGAGGTGCTGAAGGTCAGCATCCCCACCTGTTGCAGGTAGTAGGCCACGTTGGAGTGCATGGCGATGGCATCAAGCTCATCGCCGCGCTCACCCAGCTTCGCCTTGGCGGCCACCACGTTGGCCACGTTCAGGAAGTTGGCCTCGGTCATCGAACCGGGCACACCAGCGAACGTCTTGTTGGTCTGGTTGGCACCAAGTACACCAGCGCCGCTGATGCCGCCGAACAGACCCAGCAGTTGGGCTGCCAGGGTGGCGGTCTTCAGCTTGTTGATGGCAGCGGTCAGCTGGTTGCGGACGTGGCTGAGGGGGTCAGCACCAGAGCCGAGCTTGCTCAGGTCGTCTGCCGCGTAGGCGAAGCCACGGTGCAGAATCGTCATGATCTGCTCGTCGGCAGTGACGTTCTGAGCGGTCAGATAACCCAGGCCACCGTTCCAGCTGGAGGTGGACAGGATCTGGGTTTCAGTCGGGGCGATGGGGTCGAAGAAAGGTACGCGCACGCGGGTGCCGCCGGC